CAGCTACGGAGACGTAGCTTTCGCTGTTGCTCTTGCCGGTGCCGTCCTCGACTTCCAGCGCCACGGGCTACTCCTTGACCCAGCCGCCCGCGGCGAAGTTCTCAACCTCGTCCGGGTGAACGTCAGCGCTGTGCGGCGCGGGATATGCGTCGGCGTCGCGAACCATGCGGACGAGCTTCGCCATCGCGGTCTCTCCTGAGGGCTTGGTTGCGGGTTTCTTCGCCATCGCGGTCTCTCCTGAAGGGGTTGAGGCCGGAACCGAGGGGAACAACAGCCCCGGCCTCAATGTCGTCAGCCGATGAGGGTGGCGATGTGGTTGGGCTTGATCGCCTTCTGGCCCCAAGCAGCGCGAACGTGGATCACGTTCTGGAGGAACTGCTTGTAGAGCGCGACTTCGAAGGCGAGGCCCGTCTTGTCGTCGACCAGCTGGTACGTGTCGACCGCCATGTCGCCGCCCTCCGGCATCGCCGGCATACGGGAGGCGAAGATCACGGCCGAGCGGTCGAACGCCATGTTCGGCGTGTAGTTGTTGCCGACCGTCACCGCGTCATTGTCGGCTTCGACGGCACGCGAACCAGGCGCACCGATCGCGAACACGCTGCCCGACAGAGGGGTGTTGACCACGTACTTGTCGGTCGTGCCGGCGAAGGTCACGATATCACCGGCGAGGATGGTGCCCGAGCCGGTGTCGACCGTGACGCTCGTGTCGCCAACCGCGAGTGCACCGTTGAGCAGATAACTTGCACCAGTGCCCTTGGTCACGGCGGCAATCGGATCGGAGTGACGGATCGCGAAGCCCTGGAGCCGGTCGGTCATGCCGTTGCGCAGCATGTCGGCCGAGCCCGCCTCGTTGACCTTGAACAGGCCGGACTGCTTGCCGCGGAGGTTCGCAATCGCAGCGTGGCCAAGGACAAGCTGGCGGTCGGTCGTCGGAGCGCCGTTCTCGTCGAGGATGCGCGCGACGCCTGCAAAATCGGTCATGTCGGCGGCGGTCCCGAACGGAGCCGTGCCGGCCGTGCCGTAAGCGCGCGAGGCATGGGTATAAACCTCGCTGTGAAGGTCCGATTCCATCTCGTTCACGAGCGCGCGGATGCCCTGGTAGAGGCGCTGCGCCATGATCGAGCTGAAGGTGCCGGCGTTGGTCAGGCCCTTCGTCTCTTCACCGTTCCAGCGGACGGGAACGTGCTTCGACTTGGAGATGGTGATCGCGACGTTGCCGACCGTCTGATCGCCCGTGTCGGGAGCGGTCACGCCGGGAGTGTTGGTCGCGGTTGCCGCCGACGGCGTGATCGGAACGCGAACGCTCTCGTTCAGCGCGGCGCGCGCGACGCCCGAGTTGCGGGTGACGGCGGGAAGATAGCCGACCATCTCGCGGGAAACGACGTCCAGCGCCTCGTACAGGTCGGGAATGAGGTTCGTGAGGGTATTCGCCATGACAGGCTACTCCGGTTTGCGGGTGTGAAGCGGAAACCGCGAGCGGCCTAGCTGCTCTGAGGCGGTGCCCGGCCTAGCCGGAGTTGGAGTGGGCCTAGCCCTCCCCGAGCGCAGTTCTAACCACGCTCGGGGTTCGTCTGGTAGGTTCGTTACGCGGCCTGATCGACGACCTTGCCGCCGTCGCGGAAGAACGACGTGCGATCGCCGTGACTCATCGCATCGATCTGGGCGCGCGTGGCGGTCTTACCGCCTCCACCCTGTCCATTGCTTCCGCCAGCACCGCCGCCCCCGTTGACCGGCGCCGCGACGAACTTCTTGCCAACGTCTCCGCCGGCCCATTCCTTGATCGCGTCGGCGAGCGGCTTGTCGCCGTACATCGCTGTCCGGTTCTCGCCCTCGGTCACGACCTTGACCTGCGACAGATGCAGCGCCTTGGCCGCCTCGAGATAGGCGGGATCGGTCACACCGGCCTTGGTCAACTCGGCAACGACACCGTTCTCCGCGACGAGCTTGTGCGTGAACGTCTGCTCGGCGGTGAGCGCCTTCTCGGCTTTCTCGGCGCGGGTGGCGGCTTCCTTGGCGGCCTTGGTCTGCTCGGCCAGCTTCGCCTGGAGATCGTCGCGCTCCTTTTCGACTGCGGCCAAGTCCTCGGGCTTGATCTCGCCAGCGCGCCGGACCTGATCCTTGAGCTTCTTGTTGTCGCCGATCAGCTCCTCGATCTTGTCCTTGAGGCCCTGAACGTCGCCGGTCGCCTTCTCGACCGCCGCGTCGAGATCGGCCTTGGTGTAGGTGTCTTCTGCCATGTGTGCTCTCCTTGGTTAAAGTTTGAAGCGATGATCGGTGCGGCGCGCACCTTGCCGGATGCTTGCGAAGGTCTCCCCGACCTCTTCTTCGATGCGATTGGCATCGGCTTCGATGCGGCGAGCTTGCTCCTCAAGCCACTCATGTTGAGCGGCGAGGATGCGCTGCGCCTTGGTGATATAGATCAGCGCTGCGGTCGCGGCCGCCAAGCTGATAAATGCAAATGCCAGTGAGACGTACCTCAACCACTCCATCGCATCTCTCCTATGCGTGTTCGAGTTCTTCTAACGTCAGCTCGCGCCCTGTGCCGCTGACCAAATCCGTGAGGGTGAGCTTCCCGCTCCGATAAAGCTCGGCCCTCTTCTTCCCGAGCGTGCCCTCGACGAAGCTGGGCGACTGGCGCGACAGGAACTCATCGAACGTCGTGCTCGCGGGAACCGGCCCTTCCGACGATGCGCGCTCGCCTTCGTCGGTTGGCTCATCGATCGGAATGCCGAGATCGCGAAAGCTCTTGGGGATGGCCGAAAGAACGCAACGGCATGACCAGTGCTTCGGCGGCGCGGTGAAGTCGATCTTCGTGCCCTTGATGCGCTTGCCGTCCAGATCCCACGCGGCCCCGTCGAGAGCGGCGCAGGTGATGCAGGTGTGACTGTCGAGCGTGCTCAACCAACGCACGCCGGAGATCAGTCGACTGTTCTTGCGATAGGTCGCCAAGCGCGCGGCGTTCGCGGCGGACATGACACTTGAATGGACGAGCGCCCGAGCATTTCGGCGAGCTCCGGCCATGATACCAGGATCACCAGCCCGCCCGACGATCCTTCCAACGATTCGTTCGTTCGTCTCGCCATTGATCACCCCTTGCCGAACCTGCGCCACGAATTTGAACGCCGTGTCCTCGGCCTGCTTCTCCCACCATGCCGACGAAGGTGCACCGTCGATCAGCACGTCCTTGGTGAGCGATGCGAGGCGTTCCGGCGTCGGCGATCCGATCACGACCGGAAGCACGTCTTCGAGCGCTTCCACGGTCTTGTCGGCGACGATCAGCGCCAGCGCGTGCGTGTCCGTGACCTTGGCGATCTGCGCATAGGTGGCGCTGATGCTTTTTTCCGCGTCGGCGATCAGCGCGTTGATCTCGGCCTTGCCCGCTTCCGACAGCGCGTCGCCGCCGAGCAGCTGCTTCAGGTCGGCGATCAGCTCGCGCATCAGCTGGTCAGCCTTGGCCTGGTCATTCGCCGCCAAGCGCTGAAGCTGGAGCGCGAGACGGAGAATGTGATCGCGGAGCTCGATCTCGCTCATGCCGTGAGGCCGCGAAAGTGTGGGAAAATGCCAATTGCGGTGAACGCTCTACGAAGGTGCCGAAAATAAATATTCTGAGTAGAACTGACCTTCCGCATTTGTGCGTATAAATAGTTGCCCGTTCGCAGAATAACGGAGCACTTATCATGGAACAGCTTGAACCGATTTTCGTGAGCGTGAGCGAGGCAAAACGCCTGCTCTCCATCGGTCACACCCGCATTTACGAACTGATGAATGCCGGCGCGATCGAAAAGGTCAAAGACGGCGGAAAGACCCTCATCCCCTACGAGAGCGTGAAGCGCTACGCGGCGTCGCTGCGAAAGGATGCTCATGCTGGAATGCCCAGGGCATCCGCGAGCGCCTGATCGAACCATTTGCGATCTACGCAGCCGCCAAGTTCTCCGAGCCTGAGCACGCCGGGAAACAGCGCCTGATCGATGCCAACAAGTTGCGCCAAAAGACGCTGGAGCCCACTCTCACGCAGGAACCATTCGCCTCGGATGCGTAGATCGGCAAACCGCGCGTGTAGATCACGCTCGTCCCGTACCGAACCGTCAGTCGAAACCAAGATTTTAAGCTCAAGAGGGCAGGCAGTCTGCAGAACCCGGTAGCGCTCACTGACAGGCCCCAGCATGTGCCCGATCTTCACAGCGTCAAGCGCTTCGGTAGCTATGAAATAGATGCGACCTGTCACGCTGCTGCCTGTGCCGGCGGCTCTTTCGGCGTCGGGCGCACCGGAGCGGGCGTCGTCGCGTCGATCTGCTCGGCGTGCTCATCATATGTCTTCTCGCCGTCGATCACGTCGCCGCGCTGAAGAAGCTCGAACGCTTCCTGCTTCGAGATATTGCCCGACTGCACCCCGGCGAAGATCGCGCCGAGCGTCTGCGCGTCGATCATCGTCGGCAGGAAGTCGCGGTTGAGCTCGTAGGTGATCTCGCCCGATGCGCCGGCCCATTGCGCGAACACGCCAAGCGCCCATTCGAGCGCATTGCCGACCGAGCGCACGATCTTGGCGAGCACGCTGTTCTCGCCCGCCCGCTTGATCTGCGTTGCGCCAAGAGTCTCGGCCTGCTGCGCCTCATCGGCCAGCATCCGGGCGCCGAGCAGCGCCATCTGCCGCTCAAGCCGATCGAGCGCCTTCTCGTGCGTCTGAAGGCCCTGCCCCTTGTATTCGATGAACTCGCCGCGGGCCTCCGGATGGCGCGACGTGACCGCCGCCGACCCGCCGATCTGGATTTTCTTCGGCTTGCCGTCCGCGCCCATCTCATCCTCGATGCCGGCGAGGAACAGCGTCGGAAGCGCGGTGTAGTGCAGCCCGTGGCGGTAATCGCTGTTGACCTGGTAGTGTGCCACGTTCTTGTCGATCAGGTCGATCAGCGGCGGATCGTCGCAGCTGTCGTTCTTACCGTTGGGATCGACGATCTTGAACGGGACGAACGTGAGCGGCTTGCCGTTCATCAGCGGATAGACTTCGCTCATCAGAACGTCCTTGCCGTCCTTGTCGACCGCGAACACGCGCTGGCGGTAATTGCCCGCGTCGTCGAGATCGAGCACCCGGTAGCGGTCCTCCAGCTTTTCGCTGAACTCGTCCTCGGGCACGGCCTCCTTCTCGCCGAGCACGACCATCTTCAGCACCCACGCATTGTTGATGCGGGCGTACTTCCAGTTGCGGATGCTCTCGGCGGCGTAGGTCTGAAGCGTGGGGCGCAAGCCCATCTGCTGTGCCGCGTCGACCGTCAGCGCGACGACGTTCTCGGGCTGGGCTGGATAATCGACCAGGATGCCAATGCGGCCGACGGTCAGCTCCTCTTCGAGCACTTCCTTGGCGAAGTCCTCCATCGCGACGCCGCTCATCGTCACGTCTTCGAGGTAGCGCTCGATCGCCGTGGGCACCTTGACCGAAGGCGACTTGCGGAAGGCCATGCCGCCGAGCGCGTCGATGGTGCGCCACGAGGCGTTGAAATAATCGCTGCGGCAGACGCGGGCCTTGTAGTCTGCGTCGCTCTCTTCCTTGAGCTTGGGCAGGTAGCGCTCGGCCGCCTGGTGCATGGCGCGCTCGCCCGCGATCACGTCGCGGCAACGCTCCCACAGCGGGGACAGCCGATTGTAATCCGCGTGGAGTGTCTTGACGCCGGCCATCTGGCGCGGAGCCTATTCCGGTGGAGGGTTCACGGGTTAGGTTCGCGTCAGACGCCGACGATCTCGACGCGGCGCACTCTCGGCGGATCACGCGCCACGCACATCAGCCCGAACGCATCGGCGGCATGGCTCGACCAATCGTGCTCCGGCCCAAGCCCAATTCCGCGCTTGTCGTCGCGCTTCTCATGATACCAGCCGAGCGCATCCCGGCCCGCCTCGGTCGTTGCCTCATCGAACCTGATCGTCGGGAACAGGCGCCGCGAGATTTCGATCCTCGCCGCCGCGGCGCCACGCCCTTGGTTCGGAACGACCGTCACATGGTAGCCAGCTGCCCGAAGCGCTGATTCATAGCTGACGGCGTAAACCTTGTCGTGACTGGCCCCGTCGTGGGGAAGCCAGAACTGCGCCTTGCCGGGTCCGTAACCCTTGGCCTTCAGCCATTCGATATGAGCGGCGAGCGGCTGTCCTACCGCCTCGTAATAGTCGCGCACCCTGATCTCGTCGCCGATGAACTGCGCCGGCCACAGCGCGAACGCATCGGCCTTCGCGCCCGTGCCGCCGATGTCGCAAAATAGCCGCACCGTCATCAGCGGATCGAACTCGACCTTCCCGATCCTGCCTTCCGCTTTCGCCGTGGTCAGCGCGGATGCGTAATAGGCGCCCTCGGCCACCGTGACGAACCCGCCCTCCCAAACATGCTCGTAGCTGTCTGGTCGCTTCTCCTTGTCGTCCAGGCGCTTGCGATC